CACCAGTTATGTATAAAAAATATTTAGAAGCAAACAATTAAAACAAACAATTATTTAATATATTATAAAAACAATTTAATATATTATACTATATAACTAATGACATCATTTTCTAATAAAACTGTATTTATTGTACCATACCGTGATAGATTAGAACATTTATATTTTTTTCAACAATATCTACCATTTGTTTTACCTGATATCAATAACAACAATGATAACAATAGCAATATAGATTATGAAGTATATTTTGCTCATCAAAAAGATACACGTCCATTTAACAGAGGCGCTATGAAAAATATCGGATTTTTGGCTATTAAAAATAAATACCCTAATGATTATAAAAATATTACCTTTATATTTAATGATGTAGATGTGTTACCTTATACTAAAAATATATTTGATTATAAAACTACTGATAATATTATCAAGCACTATTATGGTTATACAAATTGTTTAGGTGGATCATTTGCAATTAAAGGTAAAGATTTTGAAAGAATAAATGGTTTTCCTAATTTATGGTCATATGGATTAGAAGATACCATTATTCAAACCCGGGCTTTATCGGTTCTTGATAAAAGTATTAGGATAGAAAGAGATAATTTTTATGAGATAGGTAATAAAAAAGTTTTACAATTATTTGATGGACTTAACAGACTTATAGACAGAAATCCTACAAATAAAGTATTTGAAAATCATAAGAGGGACGGGATATCTTCTATTATAAACAATAATAATATAAGAAATCTTAAATATAATATAGTATCCGAAACGCCTTGCCAAGATAAACATAGCATGGTAGATTTTTTTATGATAGATGTTGAAAACTTCACAACTGATGTGAAAACTGAACCTAATAGTTTATATATTGAAAGTATAATGAATTTGTCAGAACAAAGAAATAGTATAAGAAGACAAGGTAATATACGCAGAGTGGGTTTAATGTAGCTATAAAAATAAATTTATATTTTAAGATTGGTCTTTATGTAACTTACCATTACAAGTATGATAACAGCAGGTATAACTGTTTCTAAATCAACTAATGTTGATAATGAATATTTAAGATAACCATTATCTGAATATATACGTTTGATATCAAAGTTATAAAGGTGATTTAAATGTAGATTTAGAATATCAATATTATATACTGTAAATAATAATATGTTATAAAGTGCGAAAAATATTACATTTTCTTTTATAAATAATTTTCGGCTTTTAAATAATACTATAAGCAACAACGTTGTTGAAATAATTATATTTTCAATATGATTTCTAATCATCAGTTCGGTATAACTCAAAGGTTTATTTGTTATTTTCAAAATAACATCTCCAAATAATTGAAAACTTACTTCGCCAATAATTGATAATATTAATAGTGCAGCAGGTGAATATTTAATTATTCCTATTAAAAATAAAACACTCCATACAAATAGATATCTACATAAGGCTACCTTATCGTTTTTAATATTCATAATATATTTTTTGATATTATATATATTTCTTGATATTATTTATTTTATTTATTTAATCTAATACACATTTACGAAAGTTTTTTTATATAATGAATAAAGGATAATAATATAACTGTTATCAAAGTGGTTTCTATAACACCACTATTCCATATTCTTTTTGAATATTCAATATATGATTCATTTGAATATTTAACATCATCTGCATATAGATGCTTATTATGAAGAGTTACTATATCGGTTTTATACATGATAAATAAAATGAAATTATATAATATGAAAAACAATGTATTTTCATAAATAAACAGGTTTTGATTTTTCGCTAAAATAAGAAGTAGAACAACTACATCTACCATTAAGATTCCAATGTGTTTATTAGCATTATTATCTATGAAAAATGATTTACCTTTCAACATATTTCTTTTTTGTCCAAAAAATTGCGAATATGATTCCAGTAGAATAATTAAAATAATTAAAACTAAAGGAGAAAAGGAAATTATGTTGAATAAGAATAAAATAACCCATAGGTATATGAACCGACAAAACGCAATATTCTGATAATTCTGATTATGATAATTCATATTTTTAATAGTATATATATTTTACGGATAATTATTTAAAAATTAATTACGATAATATAATAATAATTTATTGTCTTTTTATTTAATGTTTACATTATTAGAACAATCACCTCCAACAGTATTAAAAAATAAAAATGTTCACGCTTATGCTGATACAGATGCTTCGGTAGATATTAATATTTTTTCTCAATATTTTGTGCATTCATCAGATGATTATAGACGTCATGAAATCAAAGGAGCTCTTAGATTTAATTTAATGAATAAACATGTAAATAAGATATATTTATTGAATGAGCGAATATATACGCGTGAAGAATTAGGATTAGAAGGTGATAAAAACGATGCATTATTTGATAAAATCATACAAGTAAATATTGGAAGACGTTTGCGATTTTCAGATTTTTTTAATTATGTAAATGATAATGATATCATAAAAGGTTACAATGTCCTGATAAATATAGATATATTTTTAGATGATACTATAGCTAAGTTAAGAAGAACCGATATATCATACGAAAGAAAGATGTTTAGTTTATTGCGATTTGAGTATCGCGGTGAAAGCGATATTAAAACCTGTGCCTTATTCGGTGAAAAACGTTTTTTTGTAGAAGAATTTTATAGAAATAATCAACAATTAGACCCAAAATCAGAAGAGGGGAAAAATGCGATTCCTAATGATATAAATAATGTTGATAGCGAAGCAAGACCGGATAGTTGGGATACTTGGATTATTCATTCAAATCAATGTAATAAACTTACCAAAAAACAAATAAAATTATTTAATTTTGAACTTGGACAACTAGGTTGCGATAATAAAATTATATATCTATTTAAAATACTAGGTTATGAGATATATAATGATCCATATTTAATTAGAACATATCATTATCACCGCACAATAAGAAGAGAATATTCGCAAGAAAATAGAGTAGAACGGCCATATGGTCTTTTGGTTCCTTCCCAAATAAATTCATATCATTGTAGAGGTTCTCTTGGTGTTAATGTTCCTCAGGTTATGAAACATACTAATAAGTTAGAGACATATCACTTTACAAATGATAATCATAAGTTTAGAAAATATATAGAAGACAAACTTAAATCAGGAAAGAAGTTTGTAGTACCTAGAATTGCAGGTGAAGAAAATAATTATGTTTTTAATACTATTTTAATGAATGAGAAAAAAATAGATATGATGCAAGGTGTTAAAATGCTAAGAAATTCAGTTATGAAAAACAATGCTGGTATAAAAATAACAACATTTACTTCATCTATTAAGTACGCGAACTTGTATCTAAAAGCATTTCACGATTGTGATATGTATTCTGTTTGGGAAGAATGGGGACCTGTATATAAAGCCATAATACAATCACACGATTTCATAACAGGTAATTTTAGTAAACCCAAAGGTAAAGACCAAGTATGGGCATTTGTATTCGATATATATCATTATATTCATAATAATCCTTGGACACATGCTTTACGAGGGAAACGTATCCTAATAATATCTCCATTTGTAGATAGTATTAAAAGAAAGGTTGTAACCGGTCAGCATAAACTTATTTATGGTGAAGGATGCGAAAATAATGAATTTGATTTATTTCCTGGTTGTACTTTTATTTATTTACGACCGCCACAGACGCAAGCAGACCAACCCAGTAGAGAATTTGATATTGAATTTACAGATTTCGCAGATGAGTTGGATAAAATTAAAAACAAGTTTGACGTGGCACTTGTGAGTTGTGGTGGGTATGGTAATTTAGCGTGTGGATATATATATGATAGATTGGGTAAATCAGCAATATATGTAGGTGGAGTATTGCAGATGTATTTTGGCATTTATGGTCAGCGTTGGATGCGTGAACGCAAGGATATACTAAGAATGTATATGAACGAACATTGGTCAAGACCTACCGAAGAAGAAAGACCTTTAAGTCATACCAAAGTAGAAAATAATGCATATTGGTAAAAATTGAAGTAGTTATTATAATATTAAAAATACTATAATAAATACCATAACAAATACTATAATAAATACCATAACAAATACTATAATAAATACCATAACAAATACTATAATAAATACTATAATATAAGATGAGCAAACCAGATACACTTATAATAAATATTAATAATTTTAAATACAGAAGTAAGATGGCCGCCTTTGATTATGATCAAACTTTAGTTAAACCAAAGACTAAAACATCTTTCAGTAAAGATGTTAATGATTGGCAGTGGTTAAGAGAAAATGTTCCCACTGAAATAAAACAGTTTTATAAAAAAGGGTACGGTATAGTTATATTTACAAATCAGACAAAAACCAAGGTTTTTAAAGTAGAACAAATACGTAATGTATTATCTAGTATAGGTATTCCTATAATGATATTTATTGAGTTTAATAAGGAGTTTAAGAAACCTAATCCGCATATGTATAATTTGTATATCAAATGCAAAAAAATAGTTAATAAAAAAGAGTCGTTCTTTGTAGGTGATGCTTTGGGAAGACCAGGTGACTTTTCAGATAGCGATAAAGAGTTTGCTAATAATTGTGGAATAAAATACATTTCTCCTGAAGAAATATTTCCGTTTAATTCTATAGTTAATGATAACATATCTAATGATAACATATCTAATGATAACAATAAAGATAATAATACTGATATGAAGTCAATTATTAACATACCAGGTTATAGAGAAATAGTTTTGATGGTAGGTTATCCGGGAAGCGGTAAATCAACATTTGCTGAAACAGTATTTGGAAACCTATCTAATTATATAATTTTACACGGAGATGATTACGGCAGTAACGAAGGTAAGATAAAGAAAGCATTAAAAGAAACAATAAAAAATAATCCTGATAAATCAATAGTATTAGACGCAACAAATGCGAGTATTAAAAAGAGAAAGGTATTTATAGATATAGCAGCAGCAGTTGAACCAAATAACATACCGGTTCGAACAGTTTACATTGCCACAAGTATTGAAGAATCAATGCATAGAAATATACAAAGAGACAAAGAAAAACAAGTACCTAAGATAGCTCTATATGTGTTTAGGAAACATTTTGAAGAACCGGAAAAATCTGAAGGGTTGTATGATGTTGTAAAAATATGATGAATTTATTTACCTTAACCTATATTGGCTTTTTTAGATTTGGGTAAGACATATTCTTCATAACCCCATGGTACACTATTCCAAGCAAATTCAGTAATAAAATATAATATAAATTGTGAAAATTCTACTAATAAACTAAATACAATCGCTTTCTTAAAGTTTTTTCTAAAAAAATAATACCCAAAACCAAATGTTATCATCATGGCCATTAATCTGTGAACGACGGTTTTAATAGTAATTCTAAGTTGTGATTGTCTCAATAATATTTTTTCAGCAACATTTATTGTATCAATACTTTCTCCTAAAAGTGCAGAACTCATTTATATAATATGTATTATATATAACAATATATTATTAATAATTCCAATATATAATAATTTAAATATTCAAATAGTAATATATAACAATAATGAATAAACAAGACGTTACTGGTATTATTTTAATTATAACGTGTAAGAAGTATATTTATTCAAGAGTTGTTCAAAATAAATATAAACTTACAGGAGAATCTATTGGAAATTGGAAAATTATATACGTAATATCAGAACCGAATATGAACGATAACTATAAATTATCTTATGTTGAAAATGGACTTAATAGTAATTTACTTATTCTTAAAGGAAGAGATGATTATATTCACCTTTTTGAAAAAGTAGTTAAAGCCCAAGATGTTTGTTTAAAATTATTTAATATTAAAGAAGGAATTATTAAATGTGATGACGATATCCTTATAAATAAAAGTAAATTCTTAGAATTTTTAAATAATCCGAATAAAGGAGAATATAGAGGAAGAAACTATAAAAATATTTCTTTTCCAAATCCAGGACCAGAGCATTGTAAGGAAAACAGACCTGATAATGAAATAAGAAATTATTATACTCGTAATCCAAAAGAATTAGAGGAACTTAAAAGAGATATCCCAACATTTAATCACCTTAAATATAACGTAGTACCTAAATTACCCGAAGGCGCTAGTGGGTGTGGAGGTGTATATTACTTATCTAATAATGCATCAACCGCAATTGTTAATTATTTTAAAAAATGTAATTTTGATGTGTTTTATTATGAACCTATATCAAGATCTTATCCATTTATAGCAGAGGATACAGGTACATCATTTATAACCTGTTATTCAGGAATAGTTTATACATGTGATGAAAATATGTTTTCTCATAGTTGGCATGAAATTAATAAAAATGCACTGGGATTTCATACACATCTTCATGGTTCTGCTTTTCAAGTGAAACCAGAAATTTATAAAATTTTAAATGGTGAAGACCATGAAAGATTTAAACTATTTTAAAAATAGAAGATGTGTCAAAATTAATAATAGTATTCTTATGAATGTTATCTAAGAAAAAACCTGTTTTTTCATCATCATCATTATCATCATCATCATTATCATTATCTTTTCCGTAATTATAATATTCTTCTCTTTTTTCTAGTAAATTACTAATAGCTTTATTAGAAAGGAAATAAAACGATTTATCGCAATATTTTTTATTCCCGTTATTTAAAATTTTTCCACCGTATTGATACTTATCATTTGCTATTAACATGTCTAATAATTTGCCTAGAATATTGTAATTTATAATTTGTGTATTATCATTAAGTTTTAAGATATATTTATAATTAAAATTACTATTAACAGCATTTAACGCAGAAATAATTATTTTTGCTCTATCATATACTTCATTATCTAATTTTTTTATGTATAGTATGTTATTAGCATTATCAAATTTAAAATCATTATTTATACTATTGTCCTGTAATATATAAAAATAGGCTGCATAAGATGGTATATTTTGAAAGTTTTGTTTATGTGAATCAATATTATCTTTATTGGATACAATAATTAAAAATATAAAATCAACAATATTTTTTTCATTAATATAATGTCTATTATAATCAACGACACGTTGTTCAAGGTCTGAATAACAAGGTAATTGACCTGCAATAATTCTATTATAATATATGAAGCTGTTATCTTTTTGCAATGGTTTCCAGATTTGATCACATGTATTATTATGCTCAGATAACCCATTTTCCATATTAGTAATTCCAATTTCAAGTTGTTTCAGAAGCGTATTAATAAAATTGGTTTTGACTATGTATCCAGACATAGTCTGTGTTCCTCTTATGAAATTAAATGTCTCGTTATATTTACCATAATATGTGCCGGCCCTTCTAGTAAATGTAATAACCGACCAATTATCGTTGTTTTTTATAACATTAAAATCATTTACAAATTCGTTAAAAACATTTTGATCTAAAATAAAGAAGTCATCTTCAAATATCGCAATACATTCATCGTCTTTATAATTTTCGTATGCTACTTTTAATGCATTATAATGAGACATACTACAACCTAATGCTCCAATACTATTTTTAATAGCGGAAAATCGTTTAATATTTTTTAAGAATGAATTGTTGGATTTAACATTTTCAAAGTAATCAAATCTATCTTTCCTTTCATCCAGATTAATATAAAATCCATTTATCATTTTATATTAAATATATATGTTATATTTTAAATTTATAAAATACTTATTTAATATATAATAATTTAAATATTTAAGACATATCCTTTATATATTATGTATTGTATATTAGGAGATTGTAATAAAGAAAGGTGTCATCATTGTTTTCCTGTTAAGAATTGTAGTTATAATCATGAATGTTGTAAAAAACAAGGATTATTTGAAGAAATAAAAAATATAAATGATACAATAATATTAATAACGGGCAGTTGTGGTTTTATAGGTTTTCATTTAACTAAAAAATTATTAGAAATTGGTTATAACATTATTGGAATAGATAATTTAAATGATTTTATTTATGATTTTAATATTAAAAAAAATAATAAAGATATACTTTCAAAAAATAAAAATTATACTAATATTGAAGCAAATGTAGAAGATGAAAATTATATATTAAAATATAAACCTGATATAATAATACATTTAGCTGCATATGCAAATGTTCGTAAATCAACTGAATATCCTGAAAAATTTATTAGAAATAATGTCGAGGTTACTAGTATACTTTTAAAACAAATACACAATATGGAGATAAAACCATTGTTTATATATGCATCAAGTAGTAGTGTATATGGTAAAAATAAGAAACTTCCTTTTACAGAAACAGATGAATTAAATAATATTATAAGTCCATATGCATTTTCTAAAAAAATGTGCGAAGAATTAGTATCTGTTTATTGTAAAAATTATAATTTTAAAGCAATTGGATTTCGTTTTTTTACAGTATATGGTCCAGGAGGAAGACCTGATATGGCTATATATAATTTTATTACAAAAATCAAAAATAATCAATCTATTATAAGATATGGTACTGGAGATATGGAACGCGATTTTACATATGTTGATGATATTGTAAATGGAGTAATTAATAGTATAAAATTAAAAATATCTATGCAGAATGGTGAACATAAAATTTTTAATCTGGGTAACAATAAACCCATTAAATTAAATAAATTAATAAGTACTTGTGAAGAATTATTGGGAAAAAAAGCAATTATTATACAAAAAGACATTCCAATCGGTGATGTTCCTATTACATATGCAAATATAGATAAGGCAAAAAAAGAATTAGGATATAACCCAACCACTACTATTGAAGAAGGAATACTTAATATGATTAAGTATATGAAATTAATTACTTAAAAATAATAATATAATAATTAATATAACTAATAATGAATAATAATTATATTATTGAAGGCGCAAGACATAATTTAAATAAAAATTTTTTAAATGGTAGTTTAACATATCCTACTTTTCAGGAAGATTTAAATAATTTTAAAAATCTAATTATTAAATTAGAAAAAGATAAAGAAGGAGGATCTTTTGTTCATTTTGGAGATGGTGATTATTTTTTCTTAAAAAAACAGCCTGTCGGTAGTGCTACGCCAGGAAGACGAGCCCTATCTATTCCATATAATAAATTTAATATAACCCCTTTTAGAGAAGGATGGTTGAAAGCAGATTATCATTGTGTTGAATATTTAGAACCAGGCAACAAAGATAAATTACATGAATTATATCCAGGTCAAAAAACAATTCCTACAGAATTTTTATATGGATTAACTATGAATAAATGGTTTTTTCAACAATTTAAAGGTAAAATTGGATTGTTAGGAGCCGGTAACAAATTGGACATCATAAAAGAATTGATGAGTTATAAAGAATATCAAGAATACCTTGGATTGGAATATTTTAATGATTATATAAAAATACCTCAAAAGTTTGCTTGTGATAATTTAGATAATACAATTAATATGGTAAAAGAGCAGTTAGAAAATAGTAGTCCTGAAACATTTATTTATTTATATGGAGTAGGTCATGTTAAGTCTGGATTAATACATCACTTACCTAAAATAAAAAATGCAATATATTTAGATATAGGTGCAGGTATAGACGGTATCGCGGGAATATTAGATCCAGATAGACCTTATGCGTGTGATTGGATTAATTATAGAATGAAGAATTACAATTATGGAAATATAGATTTATTACAATATAATCAAAATCAAGATAAAAATATAATATATATATAAAAAATTTCCATTTTATATAAAAATATCTATTTTAATATTATTTATTTTTAATTATTGTTATTGATGGAATATCACCTATAGTTTTTATATCAAATTTATTCTTATATTTTTCTAATATTGGTTTAATTGGTGGTTTATTATATTTAATCATCCATTCTATATTATCACGATTTTCACTCCCTCCCTCCATTAGAATAATACCATCATCCTTTACTTTATTTACATAATTTTCAAACATATATTCATAAACATCTCCGTTGTTAGCAATATCAATATGTAATATATCAATAGATTTATCTTGATATTTTTTAAATACATTGTAAAAATCACCATAGTCAATAGTTACATTTTCATTTTGAGAGAATTGTTTCGTAATTTTATCTTTTATTGCGTGATTTCCATTAAATTCATCAAATATGTCATATGCATCAATAGAAGTTTTTGAAGAAGAAGAGTCTATAAATTTTGACAGAGAATATCCTTCTAGAATACCACATTCAACAATTTTTTGTGGATTGTTCATAAATGTAATAGTAGAAATAATGTCTCCAAAGTCGATCTTATTATTATAAGAAGAATTCATTTAAATATAATTAACATATTATATTTAAATGAATAAAAAAACTATTTTATTTTTTGGAGGTTCAGGTTCATTAGGTAATGAATTTATAACTAATTATGGGGAAACAAATAAAATTATTAATTTTTCTAGAGATGAATGTAAACACTGGAAAATGGAAATGAAATATAATAATATAACTAATATTATTGGAGATATAAGAAATAAAGATAGAGTTAAACAAAGTATTAAAAATGTAAATCCTCATATTATAATAATAGCATCAGCTTTAAAACATATAGATAGATGCGAGTATGCATCTACTGAATGTATAGCAACAAATATAACAGGAATTCAAAATATTTTGAATTCTATAAATGAATTAGATAATTTGTCTTGTGAAACAGTGGTTTTTATAAGTACGGATAAAGCGTGTAGTCCTGTAAATTTATATGGTATATGCAAAGCAGCATCAGAAAAAATAATGATTGAATGTGCGAAAAATAGTAATAGTATTAAATATGTAAATGTTCGTTATGGGAATGTTTTAAATTCTAGGGGGAGTATAATACCATTTTTGCATAATCAGGGTGAAGATAGTAAGATAAGTCATTTTACTTTAACAGATAATAGAATGACAAGATTTATAATGACTTTGAAAGAAAGTTGTAATTTGATAGAATACGCTATTTTACACGGTAATAATGGAGAAACAATAATACCAACAATTAAATCAATGTATATGAAAGATATATTTGAAATATTTTCAGACTTATACAAAAAACCTATAAAGATAGTAGGTTTAAGACCTGGTGAAAAATTATATGAATCATTAATTAATGGAACGCAACATTTATTAACATATATAAAAAATGATTATTATCATATCAGACCGCCATATAACAAAGAATTATTGAATACAGACCAGACAGATATAAACAGTAATTATAATTTATTAACAAAACAAGAATTGAACGAATTATTAATAAAATTACAACTTATAGATGTCCCAACAAATTAAAAATATCTACCGCAGATGACTAGTGGTTCAATAATTAATCTTGCTCTCGAGAAAGTAATAACTTAAAAAACAATGAAATTGGTTCTGCATATGAGTTGGGTTGTAAAATATTTAAAGATAATAAAATAAAATTAATCCTCTAGTTTTAAAAATACTTTTTTATTGTTTAATATAATATAAGGTAACTTTTTACCAGGATATGTTAGTGATCTAATCTTATTATATAATTCTATCTCTTTATTTATATATTCATTACTAATTTCTTGTTTAATATCCTTATAAGAATGATTTATAGAATTTTTATCTTTAATTAAACTTATTTTACAATTTTTGTTAATTATATTATTTAAATTTTTTTTAAATAAATTAAGTGCCAGTTCATTGCATTTTTTCATCAATGTGTATGATGTATCGTGTTCGTCTATTAAAACTTTTTGTGAATCTATGATAGGACCATCATCCAGTTTTTCAGTCATATAATGTATCGTAACTCCGTGATATTTTTCATTATTTTGAATTGTCCATGTGCAAGTATGTCTACCTTCATATTTTAATAAATAAGAATTATGTATATTAATTATTCCTCCCTTACTGTTAAACTTATCTATTACATCTTTTTTAATTACTCTCCAATATCCTAATGAAAAAATAATATCACAGGTTTCTACTACTTCATCAAAATTATCTATTATATTTAAATTTTTGAAATCAAAAAAATCTTTATCTTTAAACAAAAAGAAAAGAGAATCATGAGGTATAGTTATTATAATATATTTTATAAAATCTATATAATAATTTTTTTTGTCAACCAAAAAACCTATTTTCATTATAATTAATATAAATTTATTATTTAAGTAAAAATTATGAATTTATTTTCATATTAATTATTTCACTACAAGTATCTTTATTTGCTCTTTTTTTTATAAACTCTTCTATTTGTTCATTTTTTTCTGTAGTAGAAAATAATGCTTTATATAATCCATGTGGTCTTTTATAAGATATAATTTCATTCATTCTTGTATCACTAATTTTTTTATAAAAGGACATTGTAATTAAAATTCTAGTTGAATTTTCAGGGATATTGTCAATGATTTTATCAACACCATGATAAGCCTTTTCATTCGCAAGAAATACAATAGCTTTATTAAATAATGCTGGTACATTTTTTTGTATACTATGTAATGTATAGTTATCTGAATTCCATAATTGTAAATTTCCTCCATAATTTTCTTTCCAATCTTTTGATAAATATAAACATAATGTGATTACTTTTTCTCTTTTTGTTATTGGACAAATTTTGGCATCTAAATGAGGAATTGTTGTTTTTGATGAGTTTAGTTATAATAAATATCCTGGGGAAACATTGGCAGCGATTGAAGTTATTGGACTTAATCACAAATTTAAAAAAATACCCGGGGTTCCATTTAAAAGTTATTTTGTAAAAGAATAAAATATTTAATTTAAAAATTAAAATTAAATATTTTACCAGTATTTTAATTTAATGTATCCCATTCTTTAATACAATCTACTATATATTTAGTATCATCTTCTGTTAGCCACCAACCAACGGGAATACACATTACCTTTTCATAATATTCATCTAATATAGGTAATTTGCTTTTAAAATCGTTAACACAAGAATGTATATCATTTCTTCCATGGACTTGACTAACACAAATACTTTTATCAGTCATAAAATTAATAAAATCATCTCTATTTTTATCTTCAATCTTAAATGTGTATAACCAAAATGCGGAGTTAATATTACTGTCTATATTAAGAAGTGTGATTTTTTTAAGATTTTTTAATTCTTTATCATAATATTCTGCATTTTTTCTATGGATTTTTAAATTTTCAATAACAAATGGTAAATTAGATAATCCTATTGTTGCATTAACATCATTCATATGAAATTTAAAACCCCATTCTTTAATATCATCTTCTACTCTAAAATCTTTTTGATTATTTTTCCTTTCCCTGGAAATACCAAACCATCTTATTAATTTTCCTCTATCATATAATTCTTGTGTAGGCAGTATTAATAAACCACCATCAACAGTTGTTAAATGTTTTATTGCTTGAAAACTATGTATTACGATATTACCATGATTCCCTATTTTTTTCCCATCGTATTCGGCGCCAAATGCATGTGCGCCATCTTCAATTACTATAGGTCTGAATCCATATTTATTTTCGGCATAATCGCACACTTCTTTTAATTTGTTAAGATTTAATGGTGTTCCTCCCCAATGTACTATACATATGATTTTAGTTTTTTCTGAAAGTTTATTTTTTAAATCATCTAGATTAAGATTCATATTATTTGGATCAATATCAACCCATTTAATTTTTAAATTATTAGCTAAAATAGGCCAATTAGTAGCGGTACACGTCAAAGCAGTTGTCAATACTTCGTCACCATCTTCTAGACCTGGGAAATTTAACTCCTCGATAGGTTTCTTTAATAAGTGATATGCAAGATGTAAAGAACTAGTTCCACTATTTACTGTTAATAGATTTGAATTACCAATAAAATTACTTAATTCTTTTTCAAAATCAGTAACTTGAGAATATTGTGAAATCTTTCCAGATAATAAAACTTTTGTAACATCTTCACCAACAGTATTATTCATATATACTTTAAATAATGGATATTTAAAATTTTTCTGGTCCGCACGCTTACTCATTATAAATCAATTATTAAAATTATATTTAAATACATATTTATATATTTATATTTAAATACATATTTATATATTTATATATAATGAAAATACTCATAGTTTCTCCATATTATAATAATTCACATTTTATGGAAATTCAATTATTGTCATTCAAAAAATATTTAAAAAATTGTTCTTGGAAATTGTTAGTTTTAGATGATTCAAAAGAAAATACGATAAATGTATTAACAAATACGAAAGAAAATATAAAAGGAGAATGTTGTAAATATGAAGAAGTAGTGTATCATAAATTTCCACAAAACTTGCATACATATGGTAATAATTCTCAAAGACATATTGATGTTTTAAACTATATGATTCAAAATATTACACAAATATATAAAGAAGATTATGATTATATATTAAGTTTTGATGCTGATATGTGTTTTATAGAAGAGGTTGATGTAGAAAAAGAAGTTATGGGATATGATATTATAGGACCTAAGAGAACACAATGGTTATCTAATAAACAGGCATCAAATTCTCCTTACTATACACTATTTTGGGTTCATTGTTGTTATTTTAATTTAAAAACAATAAAAAATATTACAGATATGAAATTTGATACTATACCAAATACAACAACTGATACAGGTGCAATGATGGTAGAATTTTTATACAATAATCCTCAATATAAATTGAAATATCAACAATTCACAACCGGTTCTGAACGGATTAATGGTATATATAAATTTGAATTTCTCAATGATAATAAATATATTCATTATGGAACAGCAACCTTATGGATGATAGACATTAATAGATATAAAAATCTAACTTACAACCAAATTTTCGGTAAATTTAAAGAAATAGTAATAAATGGATTAACAACTGAACAGAAAAAAATAATAAAAAGGGAATATGAAGTTGGTGCCGCAAAAAAACAAGTGGAATATTGTATATCTTATATGAAAAATGTTGCTACAAAGAATGATCTTAAAAAATATAAGTTATTAGTTAATTAATTATTTGTATATAAATATAAAATATAATTTATTTATAATGAAAGATATAATAATAGATAGTTGGTTATTCTTTCCAACATTATACAAGGTCATTTCAAATGCTGATTATATTTCACCAAATACCCCAGTGCCCAAAGGCAAAAACCAAATTAATTTTGTTGAAAATTATAATTTTAAGTATAAACAAGAAATAACTGATGAAAAATACAATAATTGTTTTATTGTGTTTCCTCTTTTAAATATTGATACATTAGGCGATAATAGAAACAAAATATATAAACAATTATTAAAAATGTTTATTGAAAAAACAAATGCAAAAAAAATTATTATTATTGATGTGCACGATTTTCCATATTTACCAAAAAAAAATATATTAGATGAAATTAATTATGATTACATTTTAAAAAGAAATTATCATAAAAATATTGTTTATAATGATAAAGTAAAACCTTTTCATTTTGTAGATTGTTGTGGGAGTTTTGATTCTGTTTATTATTTAATAAATAATCAATTAGAATATAATAAAAATGAAATAGTCAAAAAAAACAATAAAATATGGTTTAGCGGAACATTATGGAATTGGCAAGATGATATATGGAATATGCATTGTAATAGACAAAAAATAATTAATGAAATAAAAAAATATAATATACTTGAAATTGTTCCAACACTACCACATAAACAATATTTGGAAAAAATAAATGAATATAAATATGCTTTAAATATTGGTGTTATGGTGAATGGGACAAGAATGTATGAAATTTTAGCTCAGAACATTATATTGTTCATATCAAATTGTGAAACAACTCCTGACCTAAAAAACCACGTTTTTCCATTTGAAGACGGCGATACTTTTTCAGAGTATAATTTTTTTTATTCTATTGACGATTTAATAAAGAAATATAATGAATTAGAGAATGATGATGAACTATATAAAAAAGTATTATCAAATCAAAAATATATTACTGAAAAATACTATAATTTTAAATATATAAATAAATTAATATATAAATATATTTTATAGTATTAGTTCATATGGACACAGAACAAGCCCTTATATATTGTAAAAATAACAACATAAAAGGTTGTTATGTCGAGTGTGGAGTGGCCGCCGGACGTCATCCTCGCATTGCCTGCAATACTATATTACATAATAATCTTGAAAAATGTAATATTTATATGTATGATACATATGAAGGATTGACCAAACCAGGGAAATATGATTATTCTACAAAAGATCCGTTACACCATTATTCAAATAAGCAAATTATGGATGAATGGCATAGTTTACAAACTGGACCCAATAGAGCAAATTGGTGTGCATGTCCATTAGAAGCCGTTAAAAAATATGTATATGCCACGAATTATCCAAGAGATAAATTATTTTTTATTAAAGGTGATGTTATGGAGACATTAAAAGACGAAACAACTCTTCCAAAGGAAAAAATAGCAATATTGAGGCTTGATACAGATTGGTATGAATCCAGTAAATATGAATTAGAACAATTATATCATAGAGTTGTTGATGGTGGTGTAATAATATTAGATGATTATTTTCAATGGGACGGGCAACGTAGGGCAACAGATGAGTTTTTAAAAGAAAAAAATATTAAAAAGATAATTAATAGAAACAATAGACAAACAGGATGGTTTATTAAATAAATTTTCTTGCCTATTTTTATTGATGATAAATATAATATCATCAATAAACAAACTTGATATTTATTAATAAATTTTCTTACTTATTTTTATTGATACAAAATACAATATCATCGTATCTATTTTTATTTCTTCGTAAATCATATATTTCTATATATTGTTTCAAATGTTCAGGTGTTGCTGATTTCAATGTTGAAATAAATTGCATTTGTTGAATATCTTCTATCATAAGTATTCCATTATTTTTCATTAAGGGTGAGTATAATTTTATAAATGCAACTTGATGTTCTAATGTGTGTGACCCATCATCTAACATAAAGTCAAATTTTATTTCTTTATCTAAAAATGTTTTTTTTACATATTCTTCTTCATATGCGTTATTTATACAATCTAATATAATTCTATTATTATTTTTGATTTCCGGAATTTTAACAACATCCTGAATATCACAACCATATATAGTCGCTTTTTTAAAATAATCATACCACAATTTTATACTACCCCCTTGAGCTATACCTATTTCTAGTACATTTTCTGCACTTTCTCTTATAGGTGATAATATTTTTTCATATAATGGCAAATAACTATGTACGCCATTTTTGTCTGTATATTGTCTCTGTAGATATTCTAAATTCATATATTTATATCAATACTATTTGTTTATATCAAAAAAATATTATTTATATATATAAAAATATATATATAAAAAATATTATTTATATATATAAAAATAATAAATTATTTTGTATATATGAATTTAAACTTATTTCAAGAAAATAAAGAGTATTTTGACCATATGATTTCTTTAGGTCAGGATTGTAGTGTTTCTGGTTCGTTAAGAACATTAGGATATAAACAAAATACATTTCCATTTGATTGGAATGTTACGTTTTTAAGCTTTGTTAAAAATGCATTTAATACAAAAACTAGAAAATTTTTTAGATTTTAAATATGTAAAATCGGGTAATGGTCATATGAAAAATCCCGATTCCACAATTTATTTTTATCATGATACTGAATATGATGAATTAATGAATAATTCAAAAAAAAAGAAGAATTTGAAATAAAGTTTAAACGCCGCACTAATAGAATGATATCTCTTCTAAGTAAACCTAGTAAAATATTATTTATAATAAAAAATCATAAAGATACAATTAAAGATGTAATAGAATTACGGGATATTATAAAACAATCCTTTCCTATGATTCAATTTAAAATTTTATTGATTAATAACATTGATGAACATGAAAAAGCAGATAATATAATACATGTTAAAATAGACAGGAGTGGATTTTTAAAAGAACACGGCGAATTTGAAGATGTCTTTCAGCATAGCAATCAACAATATGCTTATTTAATTGTGAAAAATATAATTGAGAATAATTTTATATCAAATAAATATCCTCAACCAAGAAATAGGGATGAAGATATATAATTTTATGTTTTAAAATACCAAGACCAATATAATATATGGTCGTTGCCATAGCACCTAGCAGCTTGATTTTGACTATTGCTATTGTATAATTTTAAATTATGTTTATTCGCAAATTCTCCGACAGCTTTTTGCACTGGAGGATGATAGTAATCATCGCCTGAAAAAATCCCCTCGGTTTTCATTTTAGGATACCATAATTTTATATCTTCAGATACTTGTGGATAATTATGTCCGGCATCAATAAAAATTAAATCAAAATAATTATCATCAAATTTATTAACAATATCTGTCGTAAATCCCTTATGTATATGTACCCGATTTTCTTGTTTATATATTTCATTTAATCGAGTGTAAATTATTTCACCCTGATTTTTCATTAATTCATAAGACCCGTCTTTATTTTCTTCATAATTTATAAACGCATCCACGCCGTGGTATTCTTTAATATTTAAATGATTAAAAAAAACTGGGATTCCTTCACCTCTCAAGATACCTAACTCTGCTACCTTAATAGGTTTATTGTTAAAATGTGTTTTTATATCATTTATAATGTATTTAATACTCATATTATAAATTATTATTTTCAACAATCTTTAAGTTTCTATATTTATGTATATTATATTTTTATTATTCCAACCATTTTTTATTTTCTAACGTCCATTCTACCGTTTTACGTAAAGATTCTTCAAAATTTAATGGTAATGAAAATCCCATACTAAATAATTTATTCCCATCTAATCCATAACGTAAATCATGACCAGGGCGATCACTATGAAAATCAACCATTTCATAATCTAGCTCTTTATTCATAAATTTTGCGATATATTGAGCCATTTCTAAGTTACTTACTTCTTTTTCACCTGAAATATTATATTTTTCCCCAATATCTCCATTATTAATTAAAAATAAAATAGCGGCTGCTATATTTCTTCCATGAATATAAAATCGTGTTCCAGATGTTTTTTTATCAGGATAAGAATGAATATGTATTTTTTCATTATTAAGCATTTTTTTAATACATAATGGTATAAACTTTTCAACATGTTGTCTTTCACCAAAAGCATTCATTACATTAACAATCATTAAAGGTGTTTTGTATGTGTTTTCATAAGCAATACATATTTGTTCTGCTGCTGACTTTGAGGCCGAATATGGATTTGTTGGTTTATGTCTATCCCATTCTTTAAATAATGTATCGTTTAAAGCAGGTCCAAAAACCTCATCTGTACTAAAATAAAAAAATATTTCCAAGTTAGGTAATGTTCTTGAATATTCAAGCAAGTTTAATGTGCTGTTTATATTATTATCTAAAAATAATTTAGGATCTTTAATGCTATTATCAACATGTGTTTCTGCTGCCATATGAACTATATACTTTACATTTTTACCAATCTCTTTTTGTATTCCTTCGGGGATTGGATTAATTAAGTCATTAGTAAACACTTTAACTCTATCATCGTTTAAACATCCTGTATCTCTCAATCTTTCAAATCCATTACTAGCATATGATAACTTGTCTATAATTATTATATTCCAATCTGTATTTATATAAACGTGTTCAACAAAATGATGTCCTATAAATCCACAACCTCCTGTAATTAATATGGTTTTACTCATATAATATAATATATGCTATATATATTTAAATAAAAAATGTTACTATTTACATATGAAATGTTGTATATTTATGCCAACAACAATAAATATTGATACTAATTCATCTTTATATAAATCATCCCAATTAACAGAGAACGGTCTCCGTTATAAACAACATTTTGAGGGAATACAAAAAATATATCAATTTAACATAGATAAAAAAATTGATATTTATATTGCAGATAATAGTGATTTTTTTGACAAAGAAACCGAATTGAAAGAATATATAAGTAAAACATCAATAGTAATAATTAAAAATATTCCAAACAATTACGGATGTAAAAATAAAGGAGGCGGGTTAATTGAAAATTGGCTACACAATAAGCATATATTAAGTCGGTATGACTGGTTTATTCATTTTGAACCAAGACAATTATTACAAAGCAATCAATTTATAGATAGTTTTTTAGAAAATCCAATAAATTTATTTACTATGGGGACTAATATGAGACATTTCAATACCGGATTATTTTGTATAAAATGTAAAATATTATTTGATTTTATTAATGAATATACGCCAGAAAAATTAGTCAATAATAATTTAGGTATAGAGTATGCTATTTATAATTTTATTATAAATAATAATATTGATTATAAAACAATAGATAAAATGGACTTAATATGGTTTCCAACGAATGAACGACCTATTAACATGTAACTCTTAGTATTTTATTTAAATTTATTTAAATATAATATATTAATAACTATTTATCAATTCTACAAGTCGTTCACTACATTTATCTGGACTCAGATGTTCTAATATGTATTCTCTTGGTTTATAAGTATCTATTTTACTCATAAACTTATTATATGTGTCTTCAAATTCTTCTTCTCTATAAAAGAATTCTCCACATCGTTCGTCCCAATATGAAATATTAGAACACGGAATATTAGAATAATTACCTCCTTCTTCTTGTGACATCAATTCTACATTCCA